GGCAGCGAGCAAGATCGACCAAGAGCGCGAGGCTATCGACGGTGTGGTCGACTCGCTCAAGGACCAGATCGCAGCTATTGGTGAGACCTCGACAGCGCGCAAGACCGCGCAAGCACTGCGCCAAGCCGGTGTCAGCCTATATTCGAAGGAAGGCCAGCAGATCGCGGATCTGGTCGAGCAATACGCCGAGATGCAGGAAGCACAGCGTATAAACGAAGATATTTCCCGCTCGCTGAAGGACGCGATACTGGATTTTGCCCTGGAGGGCACAGACGCGCTCGACGGCATGACCAAGGCTTTCCAGCGCATGGCTATTGAGGCGGCACTTTTCGGTGAAGGCATGATGGGCAACGGCGGGGGCGGCTTGCTCGGCGGGCTTGTCGACTCGGCGGCCGGGGCGCTATCGGGTGTTCTTGGCGGCAGCGCATCGGCCGGACCGCTGGCTGGGCAGCCGATCTTCGATATTGCGAGCAGCTTTGACGGTGGCGGTTACACAGGCTCCGGCGCGCGCACCGGGGGCTTGGACGGCCGAGGCGGCTTTATGGCTATGATGCACCCTCGCGAGCGGGTCTATGACGAGACGCGCGGTCAGAGCCGGGGCCAGCAGGGCGGGGTCGTGAACAACATCAAGGTGATCGCGCCGCCGGGATCTGAGGTCAGCGAAGAGCGTCAGCAAAACTCAAGCGGCGGCGAAGACCTGACCGTGATGATCGACCGCGCGGTTAGCTCACTCGCCCGCGATCCTAGCTCAGCCATCAGCCGGACGCTTGGCAATAGCTACGGCGTCGGACGCCAGACAAGGAAGCGATAAATGCCAACTTGGCCCGCAACACTCCCGCAGCTTGGCCAGATTGGCGCGGGATACAAGCCGCAAGACGCGGTGGCCCGTTCCCGGATGGACGCAGGGCCACCGTCGCGACGCAATCGCTCCACCGCCACAACGAAGGACGTTGATTACCAGATGCCGATGACCGGGGCGCAAGCCGCCATTCTGGAGAGCTTCCACGAGAACACGCTTCGAAACGGCGCGCTATCCTTCGACTGGATCAGCCCGTTGGACGGGTCGGCCGTCCAGATCGCATTCAAGAGTCCGCCTGAGTTTTCGGTGCGCATTGGCGGCCCTGATCCCGATAAGCGACTTTGGGTCGTGACCTTGTCTCTGGAGATCCAGCCATGAGTGTAACCGACGCCTTCCGCGCTGACGCTTGGTCGCCTGAATCCGATCTTTACCTTGTGCTTCTCACGATCGAGCACCCGGATCTTGACCCGCCAATCCATGTGGTGAACAACACCGTTAATGTCATATCAAACGGTATCACCTACGTCGCTTTTCCGTTCGAGATTGCGCTGCCCGAGAGCCCGGAGAACTCCCCGCCGCGTGCCGAGTTGACAATCAGCAACGTGGGCCGTGAGATCAGTCAGGCGATCCGGTCCGTAGGCTCGCCGCCGAGTGTGACGATAGCCGTCATTCGGCAGGCGACCCCGGACGTGATCGAGGCGTTGCATGTGGGAATGAAGTTGACGGGCGTCAGCTACGACGCGCAGCAGGTGTCGGGGCAGCTTGTGCGTGAAGCTTTAGTCACTGAGCCATATCCGGCCATGACATATTCGCCGGCTGAATTCAGGGGGCTGGTCCAGTAATGAATTTGCCAGTCTTCGTCAACAAGGTGCTTTGCATGCCTTTTGTCGCCCGGGGCCGGGATTATGAGGGTGGTGATTGCTGGGCTGTTGTGTGGCTTTTTTATCGCGACGTGCTCGGTCGCGACCTTCCGGCCTACGATACGGGATATGCCACCGCAGGGGCCTCCGCTGTGGACCGCTCGATGGTCGGCAGGATCATGATTCGCGAGCGGGTTAAATGGGAGCAGACCGACGCGCCGAGGTTGGGTGATGTCGTGATGCTGCGCTGTTCCGGCGCTGCCTGCCATGTCGGCGTGATGATCGACAGCAAGAGGTTCTTGCACATCGAGGACAGGCGCGGCGCGACGGTGGAAAGCCTGACCGCGCCGATCTGGCAGCGCCGCTGCGAAGGGGTTTATCGCTTTGCCGAATGATATGATCACCCTGACCGCTGCGGCCCACCCGTTCGAGGCGTCCTCGAAGACAATCCCAGTGGCGGAGGGGGTGTCGCTGCAGGCAATGCTGGAGCAGGCGCAGCCTGATCCAATGCTGATGCGGCACGCGGTAATCTTCATTGGCGGCTCCAGGATAGAACGCCGGTACTGGCACTGTGTCTACCCCAAGGCCGGCGCACTGGTAGAGATCCGCGTTCTGCCGACGGGCGGCGGTGGCGGCGGTGGCAAGGATGTGCTTCGCATCGTGCTCACCTTGGCCGTGCTAGTGGCGAGTGTGTATATTCCCGGTCTTCCAGCGCTCGCCCTCGGCCCTACGGCGCAAGCCTTTCTGCAAGCCGGCATCGCCGTCGTGGGCAACCTCGCTGTTAACGCGCTGGTGCCTGTGCAGCAGCCCGAGGGGCCTCGCGAGGAAGAAAGACGGTTTGGCATTCAGGGGTTCCAAAACCGCGCGCGGCCATTTGATCCAGTTACTCAGATCCTCGGTCGGCACCGCATCGCGCCGGACTATGCGACGCGGGTGTTCACCGAGGTCGTCGGTCAGGACCAGTATCTGCGCGCAATATTTGCATGGGGCGTTGGCCCGATGGAGATCGACCGTGACAGCATTCGCATCGGGGAGACCCCGATCAGCAATTTCACCGGTGTGCAATGGGAGCATCGGCAGGGCTTTCCAAATGATGCGCCGCGCAAATTATATTCCGACACAGTGTTTGAGGACAATCTACAGATATTGCTAGGCGACCAATCGAACGGGTCGGCTAACTTCACCGGGCCGCAAGTGCGGACGGCAGCCGCAGAAGCGGATGAGCTGAGCGTTGACATCACATTCCCCGCTGGTCTGTTCGGAACGGGGGAAAACACCGGGAACACCCTCAGCGCCCGCGCGAATATTGCGGTTCGATATCGTGAGGTTGGCGCGAGCACATGGCTTGTTCCCACATTTACCGCGAGGACGCACCCTTTCGCTACCGGGAGCAACATGGATTTCAGCGCCAAGCGCAGGGGCGTCATTAGGCATGGCATGACGTGGGATGTTCCGAGGGGCAATTACGAAGTGCAACTTGAATGCGTGGATATGCTCACGAGCGACAACCCGCGAACGAATGACGTTTACTGGACTGCGCTGCGCGCGATCCAAGACCAAGACCCAATAACCAGCCGCGTTCCGGTCGCCACCACATCGGTAAGGATTAAGGCCACCGACCAGCTCAACGGCGTGCTTGACGAGCTCAACGGCATCGTCACGACACTGGGCAAGGATTGGGACGGGTCAGCATGGGTCGATGACCAGCCCATGACAAACCCGGCCAGCCTGTTCCGGCACGTCCTTCAGGGTGGTTCGAATGCTGTGCCACTGCCTGACAGCCGCATCAACTTAGCCTCGCTTGAAGACTGGCACGAGTTCTGCACGGCTAAGGGATTCACCTGCAACACGGTGATCACGTCGGGCCGGTCAGTGTGGGAGGTGCTCGCCGAAGTCGCAGCCTGCGGGCGTGCATCACCGGCAGACGTGGACGGAAAGTGGGGCGTCGTGATCGACCGCCCGCAGGCTTTCCCGGTGAGCCACATCACGCCGCGGAACAGCAGCAATTTCAAGGCAGAAAAGGTACTCATCGAGCTTCCGCACGCCTTCCGCATTCCGTTCGTCAACGAGGATCAGAACTGGCGTCGCGACGAGCGGCGCGTGTACCGCACGGGCTTTGACGCGAGCAACGCGACCGAGTTCGAGGAATTGCAATTGCCCGGTATTACAAACCCGGATCAGGTCGAGCGCATGGGGCGCTACCGCATGGCGCAGGGCATCCAGCAGCCGGAGCGGTTCACTTTTCGACAGGACATGGAGTTTCTGACCTACCAGCGCGGCGACCGGGTAAAGATCACGCATGACGTGCTTCTGCTCGGGTTGGCCTCGGGGCGGGTGAAGAGCGTGATCACGGACGGCAGCAACAATGTCACCGGCCTTGTGCTCGATGAGACAGTTGAGATGGAGTCTGGCGAGAATTACGGGATCACGATCCGCACGCTGGACGATCCAAGCGTGAACCGGGGCGTGGTGACGGATGTCGGGCAGGTGTCGACAATCACCCTCAGCTCTTCAATCCCGGCCGTCGGCGGCCAGCCGGCGGTCGGACGTCACGATCTTTTTGGCTTCGGCCTGTTCGGTCTTGAGACCGACGACGCTCAGATCATCTCGATTATTCCGCGCGCAAATGCGGAGGCCAACGTCATTGCGGTGCCCTACCGCGAGGTGATCTATAGCGGCGACGACACGCCGATTCCGCCGTTCCAGTCGAACCTCACGCCGCTGCCTCAGCTGCCTGCGCCACTGGTGCGGAATGTCATCTCCGACGAGCGCGTCATAGCGCTCGGCACGGCGGGCAATCTGCGAATCCGTGTGGCGTTCGACGTTGACCCGGTGTCGCAGTCAACGGCTTTTGCAGGCTCACATATTGAGGTGCAGCAGCGCGCGACAGGCACCGACGGGGAGCCGTACGCCAACGCCCAAGTGGAAGAGCAAACGGGCGGTCGCGTCATCATCGGCGGTGTGCGCGAGAGTGAGACATTCGATTTCAGGCTGCGTTGGGTGCCGCAAGGCGGGCGACTGCCCGGACCTTGGGTGACGGTGCCTTCGCATCGAGTTGTGGGTCGCGCTACGCCGCCGGCCGGGCTCGCTGGTCTTACGCTCAGTGCCTTCGGGGGCATGGCCTATCTGCGGTGGGATCGCCCAGCAGAGATAGACGTCCAGTATGGTGGCGAGGTGCGGTTCAGGCATAGTCCAGCGATGACAGGCGCGACATGGGGCGCGAGCAATTCGATTGGCGACCTTGCGAGAGCGAGCGCCCAACTTGTCGTGTTGCCACTGAAAAAAGGTACTTACCTGGCCCGCGTGATTGACCAGACGGGGCGGATTAGCGAGACGACGGCCACCGTTTCGACCAAGCAGGCGACAGTTCTGGATTTCGCTGCTACCGACACGATTGATGAGGCTACCGCGTTTTCCGGGGCCAAGACGAACCTCACGGTCGATAGCGGCACGCTTGAGCTGACCGATCCGGCGGTCAGTCAGACGGGCGTGTACGACTTCGCGGCGGCGCTGGATTATGGGGCGGTGGTCAAACGGCGGCTTACATCCCGCATCGCACTGGTCTCGTTCAACGTGTTCGACACTATCGCGCAACGCACTGATCTGATATCCACGTGGACAAGCATCGTTGGCGACATCCCGGATGGCGGCGATCTTATTGTGCAGGTTCGGCATACCGACGACGACCCGTCAGGCACGCCGGAATGGACAGCCTGGGATCGGCTGGACTCGGCCGAATTCGATGCGCGGGCTTTCGAGTTTCGCGCTCTGGTATCAACTATCGGATCGGACGTGAATGTTTCCGTTTCCGAGCTCGGCATCGACGCCGACAGTCTGTGAGGAATTGAATGGCGCAACACGACTACAATATTGGTGATCAGAACGGGTTCGATTTCCTCGTGGACCTGAACAACGCTCTGAGCGCGATTGTAACGAACAATGCCGGATCATCAGAGCCGAACACGACATTTGCGCACATGCTCTGGTTCGACACGAATAACGACCTCATGAAAGTGCGCAATGAGGCAAATAGCGCGTGGGTTATCGTCGCCAAAAAGGATGGAAGTGGTTGGACACCTTACCGGCAGGGAACGGCGCTTGGGACGGCTTCTGTTCAGCCAGACACCCGCTACGCCCACCGATCCAACAATTTAAGCGATCTGGGAAGCGCGACGACAGCGCGCGCTAACTTAGGGGTGATTGAAGACAGCTCGGATGCTGATTTCACAAATGACCCTGATGCGGCGGCGCGGCGGGGGTTGGTGGCGCAGGCGGTGAGAGATAATCTCAACGCCACTGGTTCAGCCCCTATGTTTGCCTGCCGCGCGTGGGTAAATTTCGACGGCGGCGGAACAGTGGCAATCCGCGCCAGCGGGAATGTATCGAGCATCACGGATAATGGGACGGGTGATTACTCGGTAAACTTTACGACGGACATGGAGGCTGCGAATTATGCGGCAACGGCGAATTGGACCAACGGATTAAGCCGTGACGAGCAAGATGGACCGGCAATACCAATCACTTACGACGTACATTACGTGAGGATTCGGCTTACTGACGGCGACGGAGGTGCCCGAAACGGCAGTATCGTCAGTGTAGCAATCTTCCGATGAAAGGAAATCCCATGCAAAACAACGTATCATCTACCAGAACGACGATGGCGGTGTGGCTGTCCTGACCCCTGCCGACTGCGGGCTGACGATTGAGCAGATCGCCGCCAAGGACGTGCCAACGGGTAAGCCCTACAAGATTGTGGACGTGGCCGACATTCCTACAGATCGCGAATGGCGTGACAGTTGGACCGTTGACGAAGCGGATTTGACCGATGGGGTGGGCGCATGATTATCAAGATTGGACGACCAGACCCCTCCAAGGCCCGCGCGGCCGCGTCCATGTCCCGTCTCGACTTTGCCAAACTAGCCTTGCGCGAGGGCTGGATAACGTCGGCAGAGGCAAAGGCTTGGGTTCCGGGTAACGCATTGCCCCAGATTGTCACCGACATAATCGCGCAGCACATCGAGGGCGCGGACAAGCAAGATATCGCGGAAATCAACGCGCTAGGGCAACTGGTCGTCAATCGCAATGACCTGCTGCTGCGCCTGTTGATGATGTCCAAGAAAGTCACCGATGCACAGATGGACGCGCACTTTGGAGTTGGCGCTATCCTGTGGGGCGGTGCAACCGGGGTTGTCGTTTAAGGAGCAGAAATATGAAACTTGCAATCGTAGTAGGGCACAACAGCGCCAGCCAGGGCGCGGTTCGCCAGGACACCGGGGAAAGCGAGTTCGTCTGGAACGGGCGGCTCGCGCGGCGCATCGAGCGCCTGGCCGGGGATTATGGCATCCAGGTTCGCACCTTCTTCCGCACGCCTGGAGGCGGCTACACGCGCGAGATCGAGCGCGTCTATTCCGAGGTGGACGCCTGGGGCGCTGACGCGAGCGTGGAGCTGCACTTCAACGGGGCCAGCTCGCCAGATGCGACCGGGACTGAAACCCTATCCAGCGGCACCGCGTTGTCCCTTCGCCTGGCGGAAAGCGTCCAGCGCGAGATGGTGGTGGCGCTGGGCCTGCGGGATCGTGGGATCAAGACGCGCGCCTCGACGGATCGCGGCGGCGGTTCTCTGCACTCCGGCCGGGCTCCGGCGATCCTGATCGAGCCCTTCTTCGGCAGCTCGCCGGTCGGCAACCGGGCTACGGACGAGGACAGCGAACAGGAGCGCCTGGCGGATGCGGTGCTGCGTGGTGCGGCCGAGGCTTGGCAGAGCTGGCCGCGCTCGAACCTGGCGGAAAGCCGGACGATCCGCGCGGCCGAGACGCAGCGCCGCGCCCAGGCGGTCCAGGCGCAGAGCGGCGTTGCCGCCGGTGTCGCCACTGCCGCGACCCAGGCGCACGAACAGATCGCGGCGATCCCTGCCATTGGCGGGTTGGCCGACTGGCTTCCCTGGCTGGCCCTGGGCCTGATCGGCGTTGTCCTGGCCGCGACGGTGGTGCAGCGGATCATGTCCGACCGGATCGAGGAGGCTCGGGTGGACGATCACGAAAGGGGCGTGCGGTGATCTGGGGCTGGCTGCGCAAGCTCTGGCCGCTGATCCTGGGGGCGCTGGGCATCATTGCCTTGGTGCTGACCGGGCGGCGCAATGGCCAGCTCACGGAGCGGCTGGATCGCGCCCAGGCGCGGGACGAGGTAAAGGAAAGGATGCGGGATGCGGTGGCAAATACTCGGACTGATCGGGATGGTGTTGTTGAGCGGATGCGCGACGGCAGTTTCTGACGCCTGCCCGACGCTCTACAGCTACCCGCAAGAGGTGCAGGACCAAGCGGCCGACGAGCTGGTGGCCCTGCCGGAAGGATCGGCGCTGTCTGTGATGATCGGACACTATGGCGTTGTGCGAAACGAGATCAGAGCGTGCCGGGGGCGTTGATGGGTGAGGACTTAAAATGGGCTATCGGCATCGCCGTGACGTTGACGCTTGGCTGGGGCACGATCTTGATCGGCGCGTTCTGGCGGCTTGTCTTCATGATCCGCCATGTGGAGGATGAAGTGGGCAACAACAGCAAGGATCTGCACGCCAGGATCAACAGGGTGCGCGAGGACACGGTGCAGAAATCCGATCTGGACGCGCACCTGAACAGGCTATCAAGCGACATGCGCGAGATGCGCGACGAGCATCGGCAGTCTACCAAGGACACCAACGCTCGGCTCGATGCGCTCCTGTCTGCGATTGCCAGTCGGAACGATCACTGACGCAGGCGGCGCTTGCGCACTCCGGTTTCCGTGCCGGATCGGCGGGCTAAAACGTTGGGCGATGTAGGTGTGATCTTGTCCGATCACGTTGAAGCGCTGGACGCGGCCAACGGCAGGATCACGGCGATTGATGACATTTGGCGCACCGCTGAGGCTGTTGGAAATAGGTTCTGAATTTCATGGCATCACCACATAGAACACCAGTGCTATGACGATGATACAAGCAAGCCCTATGGCGTTGCCAATCCACAAACGGATACGTCCGGGCTTGGCGCGGGGCAGGTTGCCACCATTGCGCAGATTGGCAAAGCGAGGGCGGTTGTTGTCAGTCATAGTCAGGATCCTCCTGTTCAAATTCGAGATCGTCGGCCAGCGCATAGATCGCCTGTATCAGTTCAACCGGCAGCTTTGACACATCGACCGCAACCCCCAGTATCGTCAGATCATTGATCGCCACATTATCCCACTCGATCCAAGTGGGCGAGCGGTCCACGCCATAGTCGGTGACAACGCCGGTAGCGCTGAACGCCACCTCCACCTCCTCGCCGTTGTGGTTTGCTGTTCCGTATGCCATTGTCAGTAACTCCGGTTGGTGTGTGGTCCCCGGCGCGTGGCCGGGGGTGGGGGTCATGCGTCAATTTCAACGGCGGTCATGCCGGTGGTGTCGGGGCACTCGTCGCCGTCATCGTCAATGTATGGCGTGCCGTGAAGTGTGGCTGCAACTTCCATTGCATCTTGCTCGCTCGTGCCTTCAAACTCACCCCAGAAGATGCCGTTTGCGTAAACGCTGTATTTCAAAATCTGCATGCTCATCTTGGTCTCTCCAGTTGTGGGCGTCTGCCCGTTTCCTTGCACCACTATTGCCACTAATTACCACCCTCGTCAAGCAGTAATTTTGCAAAATCGTCGGCCGTGCAACAAAACCCACCGACACCGCCGAACCCCCGCACGGATTGCAGGAAAGCGGCCTGCGCCTGGCCGCGTTTGTCGCCGGGCGTCAGACGCCAGCCGGGCTTTTTGGTTTCAACCGCCAGGAACACGCCAAGCGTCTGGCCAACATGCGACGGCTGTACCAACACGGGCAGGATCCCGATCAGGTCTGACGACTTCCACCGGGCATTCAGGGCGGGCGATTCATTGCCCAGCCCGAACCGGATCAGGCGGCCTGTCTGGTCTGTCATGGCCCCAGAATTATTCCGGAATAGCGGCACACCAGCCCGGCCCGCTGCCAAACGTATCTGTGCCGCCCCCGCCGCCTCACTGTGACGGGCCGTGGGGGCGGGCGAGGGCATGACGGGACTCAGGATGCCTAACAGTTCGGCAAGGGCCTGTGCGGGGACGTGGTCGCCCCACCGGGCTTGCCAGTCTTTGAGGGTCATGCGCCCTTCCACCGCATCGAGTAAAGCGTTCCGCGCAGGCGGGGCGACGCTACAAATCCACTCGGATCGGATCGCCCTGCGTAGCGCCGCTGGTCAGCTGGATGCCCTTGCCCTTATTGATCACGTCAGCGGCTTTGATGAGGCGT